TCGCGGGACAAATGTAAACCGATAGTTTACATGCGGATCGCGGCATGAGAGCGCGCTCCTGCTTCGATTGCGGTGCGACCGACGCCGAGGCGGCGTTCACCGGAACGCGCAAGCCGTATCGCCGTCCCGACCGCTGCACCGAATGCGCGGATGACCCTGGCGGGGTCGGCTTCGCCGCACGCGTGGTCGCACGCCGCGCCGAGATCGCCACGCTGCGCGGCGAGGGCCGCTACCAGCCGCAGAAACCCGCACACACCACGCCGCTGTTCGCCTGGCTACGCGACAGCGACCGCCGCAACCCGGCGCATCACGCGGAGAGCGAAAAGGCATGACCAAGACCTGGGACGATTCCTCGAAGCAGCGTCTCCGCGCGCACTGGGCAAGGGGTCTCAGCGCGGCCGCGATCGGCCGGCTGCTCGGGATCTCGAAGAACGCCGTCATCAGCAAGGCACGCCGCCTCGGTCTGCCGGGGCGGCCGAACCCGATCCTGCCGCGCCAGGCGCGGCAGGAGCCGGCCCCGCGTGTGACGCTGCCACCGTTGTCGGTGGCGGAGCCGGTGACGCTGGAGCCGGAGCCTGTGCCGGTGACCGTGGCGGCACCGCCCGCACCGTTGCGTCCACGCGGGCGGGTCGAGCCGTGCTGCTGGGCTGAACCAGCCGGCCGGCGGCAGTGGCGCTACTGCGACGCCGTCAGCCTGCCGAACCAGCCGTATTGCGAGGAGCACGCGGCCAAGGCGAGGCCGGCGGTGAAGCGGCGGCTGGAGACCGGCGAGCTAGTAGCGGCGGAAGAAGGCTGATGTCGGCCTCGAACGCAGGACCGGGGCGGCGGCCCGGAAAAGAGCCGAGGACGCTGGAACTCATCAGCAGGATAAAGGACTACGAGCGCGAGGGACGATCCCTCGCCGAGATCGCTGCGCTTGAAGACTGCTCGGTGTCTTACATCAAGCTGCTCAAGCGGGCGCCGGGCGAGGCGCGGCCGCGCAAACCGCCGCCGCTGCGACTGACCGAGCGTGCGTTGGCGCACCACGCCGTGCTGGCAATTCGTCGCGACACCAGGCTGCGGGCGTTCGACCCCGCGAAAAAGCTGTTCTGGCTGGATTGCGTGATGGAGATCCACGCGCTGGGTGACGATGCTGGGTTGGCGATCGGCGCCGATGGCGATCCGTTCGAGACACACCACGAATTCGCGACCGCGCTTGGCGGCAAGGCGGATGATCTGGAGCACTTTCTCCGCCGCGGGCTGCTCAAGCGCCTGCCCGATGGCGGGATCGACTTCCCTTTGCGCATCGGCCTCAGGCCGAAAGAGCGGGCGCGGGCGGCGCTGCCGGGTAGCGGTGAGCAACCCCTCGCACAACCGTTCGGAAGCCCCTGCGACGACGAAAATGAGGACGCAGAATCGTTACGAACTAATAAGACTATCCCCCCAATTTCTCTGTCCGAAAGTACAGTGAAATACCCCCAATTTCACTATCCCGAGGACAGCGAAATTCCCTCAATTTCACTATCCGGCTCCAAGCTTGCGCGCGCTGCTTTTGCTGCTGCTAATGCTTTGAAAAAAGGAGAGTCTTTAAGCAGCAGCAGCAGCAATGGTAGCCGCGCGGGCGAGGACAGCGAAATTCGGCAATTTCACTGTCCGCCGGATAGCGAAAAGGATAGTGATATTAATTCGCAACGAACGTGCCTGGCGGACCTGACCCAGGAGCTGGCGGTTCTGGCGAAACTGAGCAGGCCGCCGAATGCGGACGACCTGGGAACCGTCCAGGGCTGGGCGGACCAGGGCGATACGCCGGACAACATGCGGGACGTGATCAGGATCAAGCGCGGCCAGATAAACGGCAAGGCGATCACGGCACTGGCCTACTTCAACGACGCCATGGCGGACGCGCGGAAGAAACGGAAGGGCGAGGCGGCCGCACCGACGGCCGCCGCCGCTCTGCCCGCCGCGCCGGACGAGGTCGAGGAGGCGCCGATCGTGGGCAGTGACATCGCCGCCTGCTGGGCGCGGGTGCAGCGCGCTTTAGGCAAAGGGGTGTCGCGTAACTGGCTGCGCAACGCCAAGATCGCCGGCCCTGACGAGGCTTGCGAGCTGACGATCATCCTGCCGACGCGATTCATCCGTGATCACGTCGCCAAGGACTACGGCACTCGGCTGACGGCGTTGTGGCAGGCTGAGATGCCGGAGATCATACGGACGAACATCGAGGTCGCCGGCGGCGGCCTGGAGCCGCCCGAGGCGGCCGACTGATGCGCCGCCTCGAACGGGAAGCGCCTCACCACGCCCTGAACCGGATCATCCGCGTGGTCGCTCACGCGGCCCGGCTCACGCCGCTGGAGATTTTGTCGCACCGGCGCGCGGCGCGGCTGGCGAAGGCGCGCCAGGCCGCCATGTGGCTCGCCAGGACCGGCGGGCACAGTTACCCGGCGATCGGACGCGCGTTCGATCGCGACCACACGACGATTCTCTATGCCGTCTCACGGACGGAGCAACGGATGGCCGAGGATGCTCGCTTCGCCGCCTGGGTGCGGTCGCTGGAGGCCGGGGTGGGGCGATGAGGCCGTACGCCATCGATTTGACTGATCGGGTGTTCGGGCGCTGGACGGTCCTGGGTCCTGGGCGCAGGCCCGGCGGCCTGGGATCACAGGGCTACTACAACAAGGCGTGGTGGCAATGCCGCTGCCTTTGCGGCACGGAGCGCCCCGTCGTTGGCGAGGCACTGCGTCAGCACCGGTCGCGGTCTTGCGGGTGCCTGCGGGCCGAGAGCAACCGCCGAACCATGCAGTCGCGAAGGGCTGCGGCCGGCGCCGCCCTGCAAGCCGGGTCCGCTGGTGTGGTAGCGCCCGTCCGGCTCATCCTCGAGACCGTCGGTTCGCCGCGCACCGAGGCGGTGATCCTGCTGGTGGACCCGTTGCAAGGCCACCACGACATGGCGTGGCGCCTGACGCCCCAGGAGCACGCCGCCCTGGCGCTGCTGCTGTCCCACGAGGGCCGTCTCGTGACCCGGCACACGCTGATGGTTCGGCTGCCCTGCCGCACTTCTGACCAGGTGCGGCAACCCGATGGCGTGATCTTCCGCCTGCGCAGGAAGCTCACGGCCGTTGGCTGGAGCGGTGCGATCAAGGGCGTATGGGGCGAGGGCTACCGGCTCGTCCAGCCGCCTCAGTAGAGCCGGCAGGGTATTTTGACCGAGCACGGATCATCGGCCCGGCCGGCGGTTTCCAGCCGGATGTGGAAGCCGCACCGCCTGCAGGTGACGATCCATAACCCGCAGCGCTCCGCCGGCCATGGCAGCTCCAGCCGGCACGCGGTCAGGGCGTCGAGCGCTACGTCAATCGCGGAGCCGCAGGGCCAGGCTGGATCTGCCGGCGCGTCGCTGCTGCGATGCAGGTCAATCCAGTCCACCAAGAACTGCCCGGCGGGCGCATCGCGCTCGATCGTCACCACGGATTCTTCGAACGCGAACTCGTCATGGTCCATGACGGGGGTTTCCGCGCGCGGATATGGCGGTGTCAATCACGTTCGCCGGGCGGCGAGCCATGGGGCGACCGGAAAGGTTCCGGCGATGCGCCAGCATCGTTGGAACGGTCGTCCCAGCGAGGTGACGGCAAGAGCAGATTTGCCGTCGCCCCGGCAGGCGTCGGCGGTGCGATACCGCCGGCCCGGCGCGATGACGAAACCACAAAAAACTTAACGCGCGATGAACACGCGACCGCGTTTCGCACAGTGCGCGCGCAAAAAATTCCGCCAAATCATTTGTGCGTCGCGCGTGCATTCGCACGGATAAAAGGTTGCACGCGCGCTTTTCGCGCACGTAATTTCGCTTGAATTTTCGTTTCGATAAAATCGGGTTAAACTTGAGTCTGCAAAGCCGTTTCCGAGCCTCTCGGGAGCGGCTTTTTGATTCCGGCCGCGCCGTTGGCGCACTCGCCGCGCCGCATCCCCGCGGCGGCCAAAACTTGCGACACGGGCAAAAATATCGCCGGCAAACGATCGCTCAGGCTAGACAAACCATTCAGATCGTAACTATGTGGGTGTCAGAATGAACGACGTGCCAACGGCACCGGCTCCGCGCTTTGGAGCCAGCGCGCCGTGCGAAGCCAGTGGTCAAACCGGCGGCTTAATCAGCAGCGAGATTTTGAGACAGGGGGGAGCCCACGGGGGCGCCCGCCCGAACAGCGGCGGTTCGCGCCCAAACAGCGGCGGGCCCCGGCCAGGTGCTGGACGCAAACCACAACCCGCCGGCGCGCTTCTCCATGTCGCGCCGGCCGGCACCGTCCCACGCTGGTATTGCCTGCGCACCCACCCCAACCAGGAGAAAGCGGTCGACACCGATCTCCGCCTCCTCGGCTTCGAGGTCTTCGCGCCGACCATCTTCAAGCCCGCCATACCGGCGCGGCGCCTCCGCAACGGCGTCATCCGGCCCGCCCGGCCGGTTGGCATCGAGCCGCTGTTCCCACGCTACTTCTTTCTGCGCTTCCGCTGCGCCCTCGATCCCTGGCAGCCGATCATCCGCTGGCCCGGCGTCGACCGCATCATCAGCGTCTCGCCGGAGCGGCCGGCCGCCGTGCCGGACAGCGCGATCGCCGCACTCCGCGCGCTGTGCGGCCCGAACGACTGCATCTATCCGCGCAACATGGAGCTGCGCGACCGCCGCCCGGCGATCGTCCGCCCGCTCCCGATCAAGGCCGGCACCGAGCTGCGCATCCTCAACGGCCCGTTCGCGGATCTGACCGGGATCTGCCACTGGTCGAACGGCGCGCGGGTCAAGTTGCTGCTCAACATCATGGGCGGCGCCGTGACGCTGCGGCTCGACCGGTCCGAAATCGAGACGGTTACCCCGGTATGACACACCTATGTAGTTGAAATAACGGAACATTGTCTCAAACGATCGAATTACATTGAAACGGCTCCCAGGATGCCTCGCTTTAAGACTGTAACAGCCGCTGACACCCCCTCCGTACCGACCTTCGTCGCGTACTATCGGGTCAGTACGGGCCACCAGGAACGCTCCGGCCTCGGTCTCGATGCCCAGCGCGAGTCCGTTGCTCGGCGGGTTGAAACAGATGGCGGCCGCCTGATCGCCAGTTTTCAGGAGGTCGAATCCGGCAAACGCCGCCAGCGGCCCCAGCTCGCGGCCGCGTTGAACGAATGCCGAGCCCGCCGCGCCATCCTGATCATCGCCAAACTCGACCGCCTGGCGCGCAATACCCAGTTCCTGCTCTCGATCATCGAGGGCGCCGGCGACCAGGGCGTGGTTTTCTGCGATCTGCCGCAACTGCCGGCCGGCCCGTCGGGACGCTTCATCCTGACATTGTTCGCCGCCGTCGCCGAACTCGAGGCCGGCTACATCTCTCAGCGCACCAAGGCGGCCATGGCACAGGCGAAACTGCGCGGCGTGAAGCTCGGCAATCCCAACCTGCAGCCCGGCAACGCGCCAACCGCGACGTTCGCGCGCGCCGCACAGGTGAGAAACGCCAACGAGACCGCCGCTTCCATCCTGCCCTACATCACCGCGGCGAAACGCGCCGGCGCCGTCACCTTGCGCGAGATCGCCGCGGCGCTGACGGCGCGCGGCATCCGCACGCCATGGGGCGGCGAAGTCTGGCACGGCGCGCAAGTGCGCCGAATTCTCGCGCGGGAAGCGCGGCCTCAACACGACGCGCGGGAAGCGCGGCCTCAACACGACGCGCGGGAAGCGCGGCCTCAACACGACGCGCGGGAAGCGCGGCCCCACAACACGCGGCCAGCGCGCGCGCGGCACGACGCGGGAGAGAACAGCCGTGCCGCGGGATAAAAACGGCCGTTTCGTGCCGAAATCCGCCGCTGAACCGGCCGCATCGCCGCCGGCCGCCGGCGCGGCAAATTCTGTGAACGAAGCCGGTGAAAACCCGGCCGCGCAGGCCGAAATTCCGCCGCAAGCAACGCGGCCGGCAGCGACCCCGCCGCAGCAAGACGCCACACCGCCGCGGCCGCCGGCCGAATCGCCGCCGGTTCCGGAAGGTTACAGGCGCGACGCGCAAGGCCGGCTGGTTCCGCTCGCCATGGTCAAACGCGAGCATCTGCTCGAGGACGAGCTGGTCCGCGACCTGCATTCCCACGCCGTCGCAATCTCCGAGCTGCTGCGGAAATTCCGCACCGACGCGCTGTTCCAGATCGATGCGCTGCAGGATCTCCTGGCGGAGAAATACAACGCCCAGCGCGGCGGCCAGCGCGGCAACCTCACGCTCAGCACCTATGACGGCATGTTGCGCGTCCAGCTCGCCATCGCCGACCAGGTCGAGCTCGGTCCCGAACTCCAGGTCGCCAAATCCCTCGTCGACGAGTGCATCCGCGGCTGGTCGAAGGGCGCCAGCGTTGAGTTGCAGGCGATCGTCATGGACGCCTTCGACGTCGACAAAAAAGGCCGGCTCAACACCGACCGCATCCTCGGGCTGCGCCGCCTGGCGATCGAGGATCCGAACTGGCTGAAAGCCATGGAGGCGATCGGCGACGCCGTCCGCGTAGTGAGTTCGAAGCGCTACCTCCGCTTCTATTCCCGCGCCGCCCAGGGCGACAAACTCAACCAGGTGCCGCTCGACATGACCTCGGTGTGAACCATGCTGGAATTCAACATCAACACTGACGGGCTGGCCCGCATGGAGCGGGCGCTGCTCGCGCTGTCTGAGAAGCAGATTCCGTTCGCCGCTTCGCAGGCGCTGAACGACTGCACCAAGGCAGCCAGCGTCGCGGTGAACAAGGCGATGCCCGAGATCTTCGACCGTCCGACCAATTTCACCGACCGCGCCGCCGTCGCCCCCCGGGCGCTCGCAGCCACCAAAGCCCGGCTGGTGTCGACCGTGACGCTGCGCCCGATCCAGGCGCAGTATCTGGCGCCCGAGGACGCCGGCGGCGAGCGCACCCCCGGCATGAACACCCGCAAGCCCGGCGCCGCCGCGCTGATACTGCCCGGCAAAGGGCTGCAACTCGATCAGTTCGGCAACATCCCGGATGGTACCCTCCGCCTGCTGAAACAGCAGGCCGCCGCTGAACAGGGTCGCCGGCGGAAACGCCAGCGGCAGAAAAAGGCCAACGGCCCCGCCGCGGCACCCCCGGCCGCCGTCGACCAATCCAATACCGTCGTGTTTCTCGACAAGAACGCGGTCGCCAACAAGGCTGGCATCGGCGGATATTTCCGCCGCCTGACCGGCGGCCATCTGACCCGCCTGACCGCCTTTGAGCCCGAGACCCACTACAAGCCCCGCTTCGGCTACCACGCCCTCGTGGAGAAGGTCGCCATCGGCACCTGGGCGCCGGCCATGCTGCGCCGCCTGCAGGCGGCAATCACGTCGGCCCGCTGAGCCCATGGGTCCCTCCCGCCCCGAGGCCCAACCCGAGGGTATTTCGCACCCCGGTATCTTTGCCACGATCGTAGGTAAATTCGCCCTTTATGTTGTTGTTGTTGTTGTTTCCGCCCATGCCTGAGCCATCCCTGCGCCTGAACAAACGCGAACTCGGCCGCCTGCTCGGCGTCTCGCTCCCCACCATCGACGCCTATCTCGATCGCCACCCCGACTTCCCGATCCTCCAGCAGGGCACCAACGGCCGCGAGTGGCAGTTCGACGCCGCGGCGGTGCGCGAATTCCTGGCCGCCCACGAAGCCGAGGAAGCCGCCGCCGAAACCCGCCGCCAGGAACAGATCGCCCAGCTCGCGCAGCCGCTGGAGGCAGCCGCCGGCACCGTCCAGGAGATCACCCCGGGCGACCGCCTGAAACTGATCCGCGCGCTGATCGCCGAGGATGAGCTGCGCAGGACCCGCGGCTCCCTGGTGAGTGCTCCGGCCATGCGTCAGGCCCTGACCGCCGCCATCGCCCGCTGGAACCGCGCGCAGACCGCGACCATCCGCCAGGCCGGCCGCGACTTCGTTTTGCCCGACCACGTGGTGGCGGCGCGGCTTGTCCGCCGGGGCGACGCGCAGCGCCAGTTCATCGCCGACCTGACCATCGAAACGCGCGACGCGGCAAGCGCGGAAGCGGACGCCCCGCCGCTCGAATTGCCGGAACCTGATGCCGATTGCCCAGCCATCACCTGCTGACGCCCCGTATCACGATGCCGCCCGCCTCATCGCCGAGGTCTTCGCAGCCGCCTTCACCCCGCCCCATCGCCTCTCCGCCGCGGACTGGGCGACCGAATACCGCTGGCTCGCCAACGAGGGCGGCGGCTACGTCGGACGCTGGCGGCACGACATCACGCCGTACATCCGCGAGCCGATGGAGGTCCTGACCGATCACCGCTACCTGACCGTCGTCGTCGTCGGGCCCGGCCAGAGCGCCAAGACCGAGATCGCCATCAACTGGCTGGGCGCATCCATCCACGGCGACCCGGCCGACATGCTGTGGTATCTGCAGAACACCGCGGTCACCCAGGCCTTCGTCAAGACCCGCATCGACCCCCTGCTCGACGACCATGCCATCCTGCGCACCCAGCGCGGTCTGCGCGCCGTCGACGACAGCCTCGGCTTCAAGCGCTTCCGTGGCATGACGGTGGAGTTCCTCGGCGCCACCCGCAGCGCCATGATCAACAAGCGCGCCCCGCGCATCGTCGCCGACGAGTGGGACGCCTACAACCAAGAGCTGGGAGACCCGAAAGCGCTGCTGGACGTGCGCCGGCAGACCTACGGCCGCGAATCCAAGCTGCTCGCCATGAGCCATCCCGACCTCGCCAAGGGCTCGCGTCCCTCCGGCTGGTCCGCCGGCATCATGACCCTCTACGCGGACTCCGACCGCCGCATCGGCTGGTGGAGCTGCCCGAACTGCGGCGCCTGGTCGTCGCCGAACCCCACCGCCGGCCGTGTCATGGCGGTGGACTACCCGGCCGATGCGCCGCTCGAGGAGGTCGCCGACCAGGCCCGCCTGATCTGCCCGGGCAACGGCTGCATCCTGACCGAAAGCCACCGCAAGGAGATGATCGGGACGCTCCGCTGGGTTGGCCTGGGGCAGACCATCGACACGGCGGGCGCCATCACCGGCCGCCTGGTCGAGCGCGACACCGCCGGCTTCTGGATCGTCGGACTGATGTCGCCGTTCGTCATGGGCGGCCTCGGCGGCCTCGCACGGGCCAGGGTGAAAGCCGAACGCGAGGCGGAGGCCACCGGCAGCGACGAATCGCTGCGCCAGGTCATCGTCAAGCAATGGGGCGTCCCTTACGATCCGGTCCGCCAGGTCGGCTCCGTCGACGCCGCAACCCTGGCGGAACGCGCCGAAGCAAATCTGC